AACCTGACGCGCGGGTTGCCATCATCATCCAACTCACGAACTGGTCTTTTGAGAAGGAGGTCGTCTAATTCATTAAATTGCGTAGACAGTCCCTCCCAATTAGGAGCGTAAACCTCGAATATTTCACTCCCATCATCCGCAAGCTCCGCGTGAATATAGCCAGTGTTCTCCCCCATAGAAGGTGGCAGCTTAACCTGCCCATTACTTACATGCCTAACCAGTTGAGCCATACCCTCGTGCGATATAACATAAGCGTCCCACACATAAAGCTCGCCCTTGTTATCGTAAGCAAAACGTAACTCGGCTCTCTTTCCCACACGCCCAACCAGTCCTTCAGCATGATCTCTCCTGTACTTTTGCGCCATCCTTGTTATCACATGTCGAGAGGGATTAATCCTTACCTCCTCAACCTCAGGCTCATAAGTACTGTGAGCGAAAGCTGCCGCTACTTCCTCACCAGTAAACCTTCTGCCGCGTGACCTCCCTACTTTCTCCTTATCTATGGCACTCATCTCCTCGTCGATAAGAGGATCCCCGATCATGGTGTCTTCGATAGGAAGAAGCCCTATTTTCTGAGGCGCAAAGGGGCGCTCTTCAATAGGCAGTGAGTCTGCCCGTTTGGCTGGGTCAATGCCGAGACGGTGGAAATTGAACCAAGCGTTGTTTCCCAGTGTCTCAGTAGCCAAAGCCCAGCGCGCCCACGGACTAGCCATCATACGCGCATGATTAACGTAGGCTGCCTTTCCCCCGAACTTACCCAACGAAAGAGGTGACATGGTGTGAGCGTAGTAGTCATGCACAGCCCGTAGCACATCATTGTACAACAAGAACGTGCCGTTCATATCGACACGCCCGCTCTGTTTTATGAGGGGATGGTTGGAAGAGAAGTCACTTTCGTCAGTCTTGAGGATATAGAGATGATTGTTGTTCATAACATCATCTCTCATGGCTGCGCTGTTAGCGTATGGCTCCCCCTCTCCCTCGAACACCTCTACCTTGACAGGCAGGGCGTCGAACTGACTAATCGACTCTCGCTGAAGTTCCGTATAGGCTCTTTTAACAGCAGGATTCCCGCTGTCATCATCCGGCATAGCGTCGTAGTTGTCGGCTATCCTCTCAAAGGATGTTCTTTCTTCTGGAGTGAGGGTGGTTTGTGGGACGGCAGTGGCAAAGGGCAGCCCACGCAGGAATTGAGCTATTCGGTGACTGGTTCTGTTTCCTTCGTGGTACGCCGGGAGACGAAGTGTGCCTGATATCTCTTGATACCCGTTTGTGGCGGCAAATCCACTACCGTAAGCCCAGAATCTTCTAATGCTTCTGTTAGCTCGTGATATGCTTTTTCCAAGGGATTGGCGGGCGCGGTTGGCTTGTTGTTGGAACTCTTGGATGGCGGCTGTGTCATTAGGATCTCCCCAGTAGTATGCCTCTAAATATGTATCAGTTACCGTTAGGCCGGGCAAGCCTGATGACTTAATGACCTCATCGATCTTTGCCCGCGATAATGGTTTAGGCAAAAGATAGCGAACTGCAATAGTGTTATACGACCCATCTGGATGAACGAACCCGGGAATGTTATTGTTGGGGTCACCATCCAAAACGTGGAGTTGTTCTTGATTGAAGTTGGTGGAGAACTGCTTGAGGGCAACCAGCGTATCCTGCCTGTCCGGTTCAGCAAAGCCCACCAGCAATCCAACTGATGGCTCACCCTCTCCCGCATAAACCCCCTGCGAGGGGAGTATCTGGAAAGTAGCTGTGGGAATACCGCTCAACAAGTAGGTCAGGGCATCAGTGGCAATGTCCTGCAACAGGTGAATGGCGTCTTGATTGCCCGTTTGGGCCTGCTCCTGTAAAGCAGCAAGGCCGGGGATCTCAGCATTAACGACCGACAGGTTGGAAGCTATCTGATTGACAGGGACATCGTCTATGCTCTTGACCTCGCTGCGGTCGAGAACGTCCTGATCCCAAATAACGTAGTTATAAGTACGACTATCGCGTAACTCTATCGACCCCGGGTCCGCTGACCATTCTTCTAAAGTCTCTTTTAAATCGCGAGCATCTCTGAGTGTAGATCTTAGATTTTGGGTATAGCGTCTATTTGCCGCTCTTCCTTTAGGACCAAAAGCAGGTTCTGTCGCTAGAGCAAGAGACGTTTGCAACCGTTCCACCGAAGCCGTGGCCTGCTCTAGCGCAAGATCAACATCCCCTGCGGTAGCACGCACAGCACGAGATGCTGCGAGATAGCCTAAATGGTACGGATTGTTTTCATCTATCTCTTCGCCATTATAAAAAACACCGATTGGTTTATCCCGACTCAACTGATCCCAATATCTAAGACCCGGAACACCTTCGTCAGCCAACGCCAAAGAAAGAACCTTCTTGGCCTCTCCCCGCTCTATGCCTTGTTTCTTCTCAATCGCCTCAGTAAGCGCGCGATAAATACCATTAACGGTTCTCTTGGGGTCCAACTGGTATGGTATGTACTTCTGAGGCACTCCGCTTACCACATTGGTCAGAGCCTCCTGCACTTCTGGAGATTGCTTGTCGAATGCCAGATCAGCATCCATAAACAGCGCCATGTCGGCATCTGGAACGTCTATTTCATAGAGGGTAGGCGCGTCTATGGCTGCCCTGACATCTGTACCAGCAGCAATCCATTGATCTATTAGTTGGAGTGCCTCAGAAGTAACTGCATCCGCTGCTGGTCCGATTTGATATACAAGCGAGTCTAACGATCCGCTTAAATAATCTCTCGCCAACTTTAATAACCGCTGTGGATCAGCACCTAGAGCTTTCTCTTCTTGTGGATTTCGATAACTACCAAAGAGATCGTTAAGCGCTGCTATTTTATGGCCCCGTTCATGGCTCACAATACCGGAGCTAAGGTCCACAGCACTGGGCCTAAGGTCTCCAGTCTCCCACCTACCCCGTAGAGATGGATGAGGAAGCGACCTACGCCCCCCTGCATACTCAAGAACCATTTGCAGAATGTAATTAGCATACGTTAATGGAGAAACCAGTTCCTCTAATGACGGCATTTCCGAGGCAGGCACCACGGGATAACGTCCCCCAACAGGTCTGAGGGGGTTGGGAAGAACGCCGCCTATTGCACCTTTGTATTCATCACCAAGATGTTGGAGACCCGGCTCTTCCCACGTTTTTTGAGGAACACCATCTATAACAATCTCCCTGACAGCATCCTGATTCCTCCACTCCTGCGCACGATCAGCCCTATAAGCCGCACCCGTATCCCGCACCTGCCCCGCATAATAACCCCACCCCTCCATAGTGGTGTCCTCTCCAGTACCCTGAAAAGCCAGATCTGGCTTGCCGAACACCCGATCCAAAGCCTTACCCCACGGCACGGGACTACCGCTGAACGCGCGCGCCTCTTTAACCCCCTCCTGCTTTTCCTTCTCAAGCTTCTTACTTAGACTTTCCTCCAGTTCCTCTGGGAAGTCCTCTGTTCGCGCCCCAGTCGGAATAAAGCCAGCAGGAGTGGGATCAATGATGCGATCAAACACTTGCGCGGCGTTGTAGATTTTGGCGTCAGCAAGACCCCCCTTCAAATTCCTGAAGAAATTGAGGATACGCTGCCATATTGTCAGGGGGCGGCCCTTGAGAAAGTTCTGCCCGCTGGCGTGTCCCCTGAACAACTCGGCAGCCACCTCTTCAAGCTGCTCCGTCTCAGAGAGATCGGAGTAAGTCTCGCGCACCACCTCCATGACGCTCTTAACGGAGCCATCGTCTCTAAGCTGCCCCGTCCAATGAGGAACTTCATTGGCCGCTTCTGTTAAAGCTTTTATATCGGCAGCATCCAATGTCTTCATATCGACCAGCGCATGGATGGTCTCGTGGTCAAGCAGACCAGCCATGTAACGAGCCATCCATTTGGGATTCTTGAGAGTGGCTGGAGGTAAGCCATCAAGAGCAATCAAGATCGCTCGCTTAACAGCGGCCTCTTGAGGAATAAATATCGCCTCGTCCCCAACCTTCTGACCATATATGCCAGCAATGGTATCGGTAATTATCAGTGGTACCTTGTCTCCTAGATTAGAATACGAGCCAAAGCGACGTAGCAGGTTCTTGCGTATCTGACTGAGGATGGCGGGGGTGATATCGGGCTTGATGGTGGCAGTCCGAACAGTATCGGTAAGAGTGGAGATATCTGGAATAATCTGCTTCTCGGCAGGACCGATGTCCACATGCACAGGATCAATAGCCGACGTAATGATCTCTTTGGTCTCTTCCAGAATAGCCGGTGCCTCTCCACCCACGTCTTCATCGACAGGACTGATACCCGGCAGGGCAGCAGGCGGCGTTGCGTCAATGGTTTCTTCTATGATGGGGGGTTCGGGGAGGCGGGTAGTCGGGATAGCTGCCGCAGTCTCATCCAGAATAGGAGGCTGTGGAATAGGCTCAAGAGGTATCGCTTCAGCCGTTTCTTCAAGGATCGCGGGCGGCGCGAGCGGCGGCCCCTCTTCTGCTACCGTTTCAAATTCTTCGGGGAGTCCTTCAGTAGGATCGGGTGGGGGTACTGGATCCGGTGTGGGGCGAGCAAAGGGGCCACCCACGCTACCAACAAACCCACCAGTAAGGCCACCAATAGCAATGGCATTAGCAATATTCTCCACCCGCTGTGCCAACTGGATGTCTTCCGGGGAAGCGCCCGTAGCCTCGGTGTATTCACCCGTCGTCTCCTGAATGATCTGCTGCGCACCTTCGGTAAGCGCCTCTACAGTGAGGCCCTTCTTGCCGAACTGGAGCATCCGCTTGGCAACTGAGTGTGCGATTTTTTCTTTGGTTTTTTTCCTGAAGGGAGCAGTGAGGGCAGAGAGACCGGCCATATCCAAAGCGGCCATCGCCACACCCGGACCCAAAGCTATGCTAGCCGCCGTGTCAGGATCTACCTTTTCCTGCTCAACCAGATAATCATAAGTATCGCCATAGTTCTGGAGGAAAGATCCCGTACCAGCCCCAACACGCATCCCTACCCCTACGCCGATAGGGCCACCGGGTGCCCCTGCTATCCCACCAGCAACAGCACCAGCCAATGGCACACCTAAGGAAGCAACGCCTTGCCCTAATCCTTGACCGACGTAATCCAGAAAAGTATCAAGGTCTTTGATTTGAGTGAGGGAGGGGACGCGAGCAACAAAAGCTTCTTTATCAGGCTCTGCTTCAAAGTCACTGACGATCTCAGAACCCCAGTCAGTGACTGTATCTGAGCCAAAGAAACGACCCAGCCCTTCGATGGCGCGCCCAGCCAAACGTGGGTTCTCTTGGGTAAGAGTGCCCCAAAATGAGCCAGCGAATTGTTCACCAAACCCCGATTCGCTAGGCTGAGGAGGGGGAGCTTCGTAGGGGAATTGTTGATTGATGTACGCTAGAGCTTCATCTTGCGTAGCGTCATCAGGAAACGAGAACTGCTGCCCTTCAAATTCATAAAGCTGTGCCATTCAGCAACTCATCACATCTAGAATGGATAGACTTGTCGTGGCGCGGCAACAATGTCGCCACTGTTAGGATCACGAATAGTCGTGTGAACACCTGCTGCCGTCTGTGGAGCGACACCAGTAGCCGCTCTGATTTGTTCTAGTTCCTTTTTATATTCCTTTAATAGCTCTTTCTTCACCTTATCAGGATCATCTCCATACAGATCCTTTAGCCTACGTTCAACCCGTTTTCCTGCGAGGCTCCGTACCCACTGATGATAAGTTTGAAGGGAAGCCTTTGATGCAGCATAAGGAGATTGAGCACTGCCAGCGCCCCAAGCCTTTCTTATTGCTTCTCTTGCCCCGGGGAGGGGGTTACCGGGTTTACCATCGACATCCTCAAACCACCTTTTCCAATGAGGACTTTCCTTGTGGCTTGCTAATATATCTTCTTCAAATCTCTGATAGGCGTCTGGTTTTCTCTTAAGAGCCGCCGCCTGTAATTCCAATGTAGCCCGTGCCAAGTCCTCTTTAGCACCCGCCGCTCTGGAGGCAGCTAATCCCTTCATGCCCTCCAAGCCACCTCGTCCCAATGAACCAAGGGCAGTTGCTCCGGGCAGTTGCGCTGCCGCCGCCGTCCCAAATCCAGCGCGCGCTAAAAATTCCCATAGATTCTGTTGGTCTCTTTCTTTTTGGCCCGCCAAGAGAGCACTCGCAGCAGAGGGTATTCCCGCAGCATCATCAACAGTAGCGTCATCAAGTGCACCCGGCTTCCCAGCAGCCATATTCCTGAGAGCACCCTGCCTCCAACTTCCCGGCCCCCCGAAAGCAACGGTCCTCGCATAAGCTTCACCCATATCAGGAGGAGCAAAACCCGGCGGAGTAGATGCCGCTACTAACGGCCTCTCACTCTGACTCAGAGCTAACTGCAAGTTAGGTGGATCAGGAATAGGATCAGCAATTTTATAACCCCCGACAAAGGGCAATCCCCCAACTTTCTCAGCATAAATCCTCTTAAATGCTTCTTTATCCGCAGCACGTTGCTGCTCCATGTTTTTTCTGTATATCACATCGTTAATCGGGGCTGCTTCAGAAAAACGACCAGTCTGAATACCTGCAAGCTCTGGGACTAGAGGCTGTACTGTTGATGGCGGAGCATCAGGCGAACCAGAAAGCACAGTCTCTTCCTTGAAGCGTTCAGGAACCGGCAGCCCAAGCCGCCCCACTAACCGCCTACCCGCGCCCCCTAAATCAATTGCGCCTTGTAGCACTTTTTCACCTATGCCACCCGCCTGACCTATGCTTGTGCCAGATGCTGCTACCTGTGGCAGTCCACCTGTAGCTCCAGTTGTAGCTCCAGACATGAACTGCGGCGGAAGCCATGTCCCAGATAAGGGAACTGCTTCCTCAATTCGATTTAACCAATCCACGGCCATCAGCGTTTCATCAGGTGACACAATAGGTTGTTCAGCAAGCTGTACTGGAGGCTGTGCTGTAGGCACCGCAGAAATAGCAGCCTCTTCTTCTGTTAGCGGTTTATCCCCGGCAGTAAAGAAAACATTCCCGCCAATATCCACCTTATCAGGTGTCAAGGGCGTTGTGAGGTTGCCTTGAGAATCATAGAAATCTTTAAGACTCTTGCTAATAGTCCCTCGTTTGGCAGTTAAGGTGGGGTTCTCAAAATTGAGCGAGCCACCAACAGGATTCGCCGCATTGAACGACCGCCCATCAAAGAGCGCCCCCGACACGAAGTATCTCGTCCAGCCGCTTGCTGGTAAAAGCTTGTCTACATCATGTCCTGCCTTCCCCACTGGCTCAAATTGTTGTTTTGCTTCAAGAACTTCCTTAACACTATCCCCCCATTTGCCATCTCTGAGACGATTTATAATTACTGCCGTTACTGCAAATATGCCCTTTACATCATCCCCAGTTTCCTGATCAACAACCCTCGCAATTCTGTCTTTATCTTCATCAGTTAGGCTCTCAATCACCTCCTCAATAGACTTAACCCTACCTCCCTTAGCCATCCTCACAACACCACCTTGCTCCATCATCATGGGGGGAACAGCCTGACGGGCCATTGGTGGAGGCACTGCTCTGGCAAGAGCCTGCATCTGAGGAGGAACACCCGGTGACATCTGCCGTTGGGGTAGCGCCCTGATACCCTGCTGGGCTTGCGGGGGCATACGTCCCTGCATCATCTGAGGAGGAGGCCCCTGCATCATTTGAGGTGGAGGACGGCCCTGCATCATCTGAGGTGGACGGCCCTGCATCATAGCCTGCGGCCCCATTAGAGGACGGGGCTGCTGTGGTGATGCGCCACTAATAACATCATCAGCAACCGTAGTCTCCGCTTCCTCTACATCAGCCCTATAGGCGTCTTCCATACGCTTACGGCGATCCAACTCACTAATGATTAAATATGTATCAACAGCCCCGGGGTTCTGTACTTGCTGTAGCAAAACTTCCTTAGAAAGACCCTTCAGAATCTCTGTTATCTGTAAGATATTGGTCATAGCGCTATCCAGTAAGGGTTTTGTAAGCACCAAGAGCACCAAGGCCAGCACCAGCCAACTGACCCGTAAATGATCCCGGTGCTTGGTATTGGTAAACCTCGGACTGAGGTGTAACGGGCACTCCCTGTAATAGGCCAGCCAAGAACTGAAGCTGCCTACGCTCAAAGTCCCGCTGATTAAGGAAGTCCTGATAGGCCAAATCAAGGTTGGCCTGATCCATTTTCTGATAAGCAGCCCCCACTCCCTGCAACGCCCCAGCTTGAGAAAGCTGTTGCTGTAATATTTGAGGGTCCATTCCAGCGGCGGCAGCCGCAGCCTGTAATCCATACTGCGCCTCCTGCAACCTCTCTGCTCCCCCAAGTTGAGCAGCCTGTACGCGAGCAGCACGATCCCGCTGGAACTGATCCATTGCCTGCTGTTGAGCTAAACGAAATCCCTCCGAGCGTTGACGGCTTTCAAGATCGCCCATACGCTCCTCGAATTGACCGCGTGCCAATGATTCTTCCACGGCAGCACGGCTTCCCGTGCGCGTTCCACGCCCCACACGGGCAGCTTCCCTTTGCTGGGCCTGTAACCCAAACTGCGTTTCAGCACTCCTCCGCTGCCCACCAAGAACATCCTCCAAATAGGGATCAAAATAGTCCTTATAATCATAAGATGGCCTGTATTCCCCTATAAGCCCGCTGTAGCCCTGTGCTTGAAATGGGCGTGGTCCGAACCCGGCAGCAGGAGAAGGCCCCTCAGCACCCCCTACAGGAGCCTGAGGAGGCGCCCCCACCTCACCAGCAGGGGGTGGGGGAGCATACGGACGGTTAAGAATATTGGAGTAATAGTCCTGCGCAGCGTACATTCCCTGAGGAGCGGTTGCGCCTGCCTGTGTCTGCAACCCAAATCCTAGGCTCTGCTCCGGTGCAAATGGGGCAATGCGTGGTCCCGGGTAACCCAAATAGGGCTGATCGGTAACCGTTTCGCCTCGCGTTAAAAGACGCTCGTAGTAAGGCTGTGCGTATTCGGGAAGACTAGTCTGTGTAACCGTGCTCTTAGTGGGCGTAGGGTTGACACCCCCGCCACCTCCACCTTTACTCATAGCCTTTCTCCGTAATAAAGAACGTCGCGTTCCATCCGATGTCTCTCAATGCGCGAACCCATCCCCTGCGTCCCGTCAGTTCAATGCCTGCGCAACCATGATCCATACCCCACCTTTGCAGCATCTCATCAAGATCCCCCATCCATTCCATTAAACGGGTGCCACCCAGAAACTGGCCCGTCAGCATTCTCTTGCGCGGGTACTGCGTGAATGTGGTGGTACATGTTGCGATAATCTCGTCCTCATCCAACACCACCCACAGGTGGCTCTCTTGTGTGACTACCAAATGGTACACATCCTCAAGAGTGAACCTTCCTAAGGACTGCTCCACAGCAGGCTTGAGCAACGGAGCGACTTCATCCCAACACTCCGCCACCCTATCGTAGGGGACAATGGAAACCTTCACGCAACCCCTACTTCTTCAAAGACTTCCTCAACCCCTTCCTCGCCTATGTAGTTGGGGCGCTTGATAGTTCCATGTGCCATCATCCTTAGCTTATTGCGCGCCGCATCCAACCGCCTAGCTCCTGCCTCGGTATTGCCGTCACCGGCCAATGCCACATCATCGGCAGACCAGATGTGTTCACCGCTGCTCACATTAATCGCCTCCCTGCCGTCGATGTTACCTCGCCGCAAGTCGTCACGGCCACCGTCTGCACCACGAACAAGGCCCTCGTGCGCACGACCCAACCCCCTTGCGCGCTCTTCCTGTATAATTATACGGCGCAGTCCCTCGAAAGCACCGGGACCAAAGACCTCGGCAAAGCGGGTGATAGCTATTTCAGGCTCTGGATGGTCACCTTTTATGGCCGCGATAGCCTGTTGAGTGACATCTTCAATCAAAGCCTCAGCGCCTCCCGCTATGGGAAGGGAACCAATGCCGCCTTCAGCAAGCTCCGTAGGCGCTTCTACCGGGAGATCGGTTATGCTGCCCTCGACCTCTTCAACTGTTTCGGTCTCTTCAACCTCGTCATCAATGGGGAGAGACTGAAGGCCGCCAGCTTGAGCGTATTGCGTGTAACCCAAACGATGGGGGTCCATGATATTAGGATAGAAGAAGCGTCCCTCGGGACCGTAGCCATACTGGGTCAAGTCAGCAGTCTGAGCTAATTGTGTGGGCCGACGGGTGTCGGGCACAAGTCTGGGATCGCGATAGGTTCCACCTGTACCTGACGTAGGCAGAGGGCCAGTATACTTAGGTAGCATAGCCTGTTCGGCAGCCATCCCACCCAGTCCACTAAACGCCCCAGCAGCGGTAAACGGATTATCCAACATAGACGCAGTCATTTTTTGAGCGCCACTTTGAATGCCAGATAGCCCCGAACCCCCAGCAAACTGGGGAGCACCAAAAGTCCTTTGATAGTCAGCGAGATTATATGACCCAGTCAAGGGATCTGTTCCCTGAGCAACCATTTCTTCTATTGGAAGAAATTGCTGACTGGCTCCAAGACCCCCCTCACCCACAACTTGACCTGCTTGAAGGCTACCAGCTTTAATTGGCTCATATCCCGTTGGTGCGCCACCTAAAAATTCCGCACCTCCTCTGAAAAGACCAGCAGTTACTGCCGTCCCTAATCCTGCTAGTAGCCCCTTTTTGAGAGGATCTTCTTCTCCCAGCATATAACTCTGTGCAGCTTGTCCAAGCCCTGCACCAGCCCCCGTTGCTAAAGCCCCTCCTAACCACCCAGCAGGCCCCAAGGATGCACCCAACATACCCCCTAACAACGGCCCCAAGAAATTCTCAGGCAATCCAGTATCAGGGTTCCTAGTGACTCCCCCCAGAGAAGCAAGTCCCGCCACTTCATCGGGGCGCATATGCATGAGCATGGTGTCGCCGCCACGTCCTTGGCGCGCCACCTGTTTGGCTTGGTTGCGTAGCCCCATCAAACCGCCTCCTTGTGCCACTTGGGGCCGATAAAATAAATCACTAGGCAACCCCCTAAAGCCCGCTGTAGTAAAATCATAACCCTCATACGGCTGCGGGTTAAAAACCTGTGGCCCATAAGGATCACGGTAGGTAGCCGCCTCTTCCAAGGCAGGCAGAGGTGGAGGACGCCGTAGTTGAGGTGGGAGAGGTTCATCATCTCGACCCCCAAAGTCTTGCGGTGGCGTTTGCAATCCCAATTGTGCGACAGCCGTCTCCGCATATGGATCGCCTACACCACGACGCTCTTTAAAACCAAACTGAGGATCATTCTCCGCCCTATATGGACCGAATCCAAAAAAATTCCCAAGCCCTCCGAGCCAACTCTCCTCCTCAAGTTCCGCTTGAGCAATAGGTAGAGAGAAAGGACGACCCGCACCTTGAAGCCTAGCAGCAGTAGCTGCCTCAATAATATCCCCTACCCCTTCTGAAGAGAGTCCCCCTGTACCACCACCACCGCCGCCACCATAGTCGACGCCCCAGCCTTCCGGCCCACCATAATCAGCACCAATATCAGCAGGAGCAAACCCACCCCCGCCACCAACATCAATGCCGTCCCAATCTGTTCCAGCGCCGCCGATATCTTCTGGCATTGTATTTCCTAACTTGTTGTAACCGTTACGGTTCCAATTGCACTAGCTGCCGAAACGGAACCTGAGTATCCTACATTAACAAGCACGATCTTCAATGTGCCACTGTCGTTAAAAACAGAACCTGTCGCCAACTGAAAGCCACTCGTGGGCAAGTCCGTCAGCACCAACGTAGTGCCGCGCAAGGCCCCCGGGTTGGCTACCTGTTGCACGAACGCATTAAGCGTCCTCACCAGATCATCGGCATATGCCCTCTCATACCCTTCTGGCGGGGAAGGGAAGACCGGCAGGCCGCCCTTGAAGTTCATCTCCTGCCATCCGGCCTTATGTTAAGGCGCGGTACTCCCAGCCTCCATTGCACGCCAATCTCGGTGCTCGATACCCTGAGAGCAACGCCGCGCCCTCTAATGCGGACGTGCAACTGGTTGGTGAACTGCTCCACAGGGGTGGTAGCAGTACGGGTGGCCGTCTCATCCTGAGATTCATCGTAGGCAGCACCGGGATAGTTACGCGCCTTGATGGTGAACGTCGCCGTGGGGTCCATAGATGTCGACCCATCGAACGTGAGGTCAGGAAGGACGCGGTCCACGAAACTGAAGCTATCCCCCTGCCCTATATCAAACTGAGAGCTTTCAATATAAGAATCAATAGCGGAGCCATCGTCGTCATTCCCATTCTCGTGGTTATAAAGATAAGGCGAAGCAGTCGTCCCCGTTGCCTGAGGGTAGGTTCTGATGCCCCTGTCGATCCACGCTGTTCTAGCTAACGACCCATAATACCACAGGTTTTCCCCATAGTTATAGACAACATACGAATCGTTTTCAGTCGCCGTGGACGACGGATAAAACCATATAACCTCCGTAAACTCTGAATTGACCCCCGCATAGATGGTCCGCAAGAGATTAGCATTAAGGTTGCCGAAGACCTTGAAGCGCACCGCACACGGGAGCGCCTGAACGCGCCCATCGTAACGATAGAAGGTATCCCTGCCCATCCAGAAGATGAGGTCGTCGACACTGGCTACGGCATTGGGACCAATAATCGTAATGGCCCCCGAAATCTGGGCCAGACCAAACGTATCGGGAGGTCCGAGAAACGTCATCGAATGAAGGGAGGTGTCAGTCCATATCAATATTTCTCTTTTGGTTTCAACGGCCTTGACGAAAGTAGAACCCGATCCAAGAACCAAATCACCGGCAGTAGTGGTCTCGTCAATATCCCAATTAATCCTGCTGTCCTGATCGGACCAACGGACAAGAAGGGGATCTTGAGCAGAAGAACCCACGGCATTGCAACCAAAAGCAATAATGTGGCCGTCCCTATCCGAGGTCAGTATCTGCTTGGCAACGGTGGGCACGTTGCTGGCGTCCGTCTCAGTCGCCAAATCAACAGCCGCAGTGAGCAGACCGTTGTCCCTTTCCCAGACATAAATAGCGCTATCCCTCACGTTAGCAAGAAGGTCTTCGCCATAGTTATCCTGCGACCACAGAGGTAGCTCAGTTCTCACGGCGATCTCCGCAGGATCTCCCCAGCCAATAAAGGCCCTCGCATCCTGTACAGGTGCGGCATCGGCATGAGTAGCTCCCGTTGTCCCCCTAGTGCCCCGGGTTATTCCAGTGAGATCATTAGTCGAAACACCCGTATAAGTGATCAGTTCATTATCTACGAGGATCACCCCGAGATAAGTAACAGCATCAGAAGCCGTGTGAGGAGCAGCAGTCGTACCAAAAGCGCCCCGAGTTAAGTCACTGAATACATTACCAGACAGGGTTTTGTAGCCGATAATCTCTGTGTTAATCGATACCGTTCCGGCTGCCGCAAAGCCTGTCGAGCTAGCCACTGTAAACGACGTGTCGGCATCCGTTATACCGTCACTCAAGGTGGTGCTACCCGCAGCAAAGTCAGTAGCGCTCGTCAGGGCAATATTCGACGTGGACGTTGGACTTGATATCGCGCCGTTTAATGTGGTGGAAACAGCACCAGTAACAGCACCGCCCCACAAGCCAGCACTCCAACCAGTACCGCCAGCGGTCGAAGCAGGGCCAGTATTGATCTGATACGTCGCTGTGAACGCATCTCCTCCCGAACCAGTTCCGGTCGAGGTTGCGGCACTCCCCACGGTAATGGTGTAAATATTGGCATCGGTAACACTTGTTATCTGGTGCTCCGTGTTAAGGTCGGCAGCAAGGATTCCGTTGACCGCACTAAGTCCGGTAAACGTCACAAAGTCATTCTGTATAGCACCATGTCCTGAATCCGTAACCGTTACCGTCGTCTCCGTGTCAACTGTAGCCAACGCCGCTGCCGTCAATGACGCCGTCCGTCGAATAGGAGTAATGTCGTAAAACGAAACACCCTCTTGAATATAGAGCTTGAGGTTCGTCCCCACCCCTAAGAAATCAGAGCCATCATTGGCAACCCAATTGTGCAAAGAACGGCACGCCCCTTGGAAGGTTGAAGAAGAAACCTTCTGCCAACCACCAAATTTTTCCGGCAGGCCGAAACGAAAGCGAACCATATCCCCATCAAACCACCCTCCCTCGTTGGCATAGGAAGTCGTCTCCGTCACGATACCGGGGCGGAGGGTGATGTTCTGCAAGGGCATTAAATCAGTCCAGTGGATCGGGCCAGTCGTGCATGGGAGCGTTGCCGTCATCAGGCGCGACAAACATATTCTTCAGCCCAGTGACTGTCTTCTTTGCGGCAATGGCCTTGGTGATCTTCTTCTCCACCGCCCTCACCGCAGCACGATATGTCGCCACGTCATCGGGGATCGCTTCCTCTGTCTCTGTCTGCCTAATGACGTACCAGTCAGTAGACTTCAATAAGCTCAGAGCACTCTGCGCTGTACGCTCCGTGTGTTTTTTCCTCAACTCATCCATCGGCTTAGGCGTGACGTTGTCCCACACACGCACCACCTTCTCGGATTGGATGTCGTAGCGCTCTCCCCTGTAAGTGTAGAACTCGCTGTCTTGATGCTGGATCTCCAACGGGAAGACGCCGATGTTGGCAAGCTGGTGTTTGTCCCATGCACGGAAGATCGCCGCCGGGTGCTGTATCTCATCAATGGTGATGGCTTGAGCGCCATTGATGATTTTGATGACCTGATTACCCTTACGCACACACCACATAACTCACCTCGCTACGTCTTGTTTGCCTTTACAACTACCTTTTTCAGATGCTCTATCTCGCTCCTGAGCGTGGCTAGTTCTCTGGTATCCTTCTCCAACTTCTCGGGACTGAGGATGCTGCTCACTATATCCAGCCTGTGCTTAAACAATCCATTGGACTGTTCGATTGAGTCGAGACGATTATCCAACTCTGTTTTGCTCTTGAACAACACCTCCACTCTTTCCAGCAGACCGTTGATCTTGTATTTGGCAATCGCCGCCGATCCTATTATCGCCGCCACCATCGCTGCGAGGGATATGAGATTAGAGGTTGTAAGCTCCATCTCTACCTCGCTCTTGCCTGTGCAACTCCTGAACCTCCAAACGGATTTTCCGCAAAGGCAATGTAGATATAATCAGCAGTGTCTGTATTTTGGAATGTACTGCGGAGTTTGAATCCATTTGCTAAGAAATCCTGCGTTGCACCTGTATTTGTTCCATCAGTATCATCAACAACTAAAAAATCATCAAGTGGGTTAAATGGATCTCTCTTATTATCTACTAAGGTATAACTACCAACAGCACTAAACTTTTTCTGAAACAAATAACTAGGACGAAACCCCGTACAGACAAACGGACCGTCCGCATCACCATTACCGACATAGCTTCCGAAAGAGGAATATCCTTCAACGGGAAACCACGCATAGAAGACATATTCTTCAACTAAATTAACAGCATTATTATTTAAATTTTTTGCAAGAGTTATCGTTGTTGAAGATACTGCACTTATATACCCAGCATTTGGAGTTACTTCGGCACCATTATGATCTATTTGCAGGATCTTATTAGCGGATAATGAAGTATGCCAAAGAGTCCACGAACTAGACCTCTCAAGAGGTTTCACTATAACCAATTCAGGGGTAACCCCAAGTCCGTGACCTATCGTAGAAGAGACAGCGGCATTATCACCTGTATAAGTACCCATCGAAAATCCGGCAGCGGTATTTGCCCTGATCGTAGTCGTAATGGCACCATCCCCGTTACTGGTTTCCGCACCATCATTCGCCCATTGCCACAGAACATAACTTTCGGCAGACGTATTAACTGCATCCATGTTTCCTATCTGTACACCCTGCTGAAGGAATCGTTGTACAGAATTAGTATCGGTATCTTGACCGTCAGTAGTATTACTTTCTACATAATTATAAATTCCAGTTACCCTCGTCTGAAGGATATGATTATCAGTAGCATCCCGGTTCTTGATCCAAGAGAAGCCGGTGATGCCAGCGGTGTTGGCTGGTAGGTTGTCCTGTTGGAAAGCTAAAAAATCTGTTGGTGGTGTATATCTGAAATACCCACCGGCAGTAGCATCTAGTGTCGTTGTCGCCCCATCGAAATAACGCCACTGACCGAAATTAAAAGTACAGGTATGACTAGCATTAAAAAGCAACTCTATAGCCCATTTCGATATATTCGGACCTCCGAATATTCCCGTTATGGCAGGGTTTGTGCCAGCACTAGGATCACCGCTACCCATCCACGTATCATTTTTTGCAAACCACATATGTCCCGCATCTAAATCCATTGCGATTTGAAACACATCTCCAGATACATAACCCGTTCCGAAAGTTGTAAAGTCACCCCTCACATTTTTTTGCCCTGTAGACCCTGATGTAGTACCACCAGCACTATCATAATTTCTGTATCCAAATGCATTTTCGCCATAAATACTATTATCCGCAATTAGATTGTTAAGATCAATAATTCCAAATGCCATTGTATTAGCGCCAACCACCATCGTATCTATTCCAATTTCAACATACCATTTTCCGGTAGAAGCACCCATAAAAGCAGGGCCAGAAGGATTACCCGATGATTGCGTATATGTTAAGTTTCCCTGCGTTAATCCCGCTGCTAGAGGTTGTATCCATGATATGCCGGTACTATCCCAACCACCATCCATTACATTAAAGTTCTGTGACGGCGTGTCGTACATCTGGTTGCTGCCGTTGGTGCTGTCCAGATTAGTTTCGGCCCAATCATTACCTTCACCGGAGGTATCATCACCTAAATTATTTTCAGAAGCATAGGCAAGGTAAGTGCCGTTGGTTCCAAAGGTTAGACCTGAAACATCCTTTGGTATCCAACGACCTGTTGAAGTATCAGTCTCACCAAAGCTGGAAGCAGCGTAAGCCGTTCCATCAATAAAAACAGTTTCAGCTAAATATCCATCATAGGGTATATCCCCCGCTGGTTCTCGTTGACCTATTCCGTGTTCAACATTGGTTTGTACGCCACCCTCAAAATTTAATGCTGGATTCGTATCCGTTGAAAAATTGGTAAGTTCCACCCCATCATAATATATCCGAACTCTGTCACCTGCTGTGGCATCGGTAGTATCCCATGTCAGCACGATATTGTGCCATGAACTTGTATCTAAAAATAATCGGTCTGTGGCGAGATAAGTAGTACCTCCAGCATTAAATTGAAGTGTATTAGCACTTCCAAATATAAGAACACCAGAATTAGCTGTGGTTGCACCAGAAGCTGGTTGTGTCCCAAATATGTGTCCGTTAACATCAACTTTCCCTCGTTTTACCCAAGTTGAGAACGTCCACGTTTTTCTATCACTAGCATCAAAGGTCCGGCTTAAAAAATCACTGTCACCACTATCAAACCTACAAGAAGCACCAACAGCAAACGTATCGGTGAAGGGTATGAAGTTACCTACACGCTGACCAGCGCCGTTGCCTTCATAGAGTATGGGGAGGAACTGATCTGTGGGTTTGGTTATGGTTGGGGCTGCAAGGTTAGCCGTGCATATAGGAAGATGGTCTGTAGCTGGAGTATCGTCAAACCCAAATTGTCCGGCGTTAATATTCGATATTGTAGTGCCATTATTAGTAAAATAGAGAGTGTACGGCCCGGTGGCTAATGTCATGCCAGAATCAGTGAATATATTTGAACCATCGAAAGATCCTGCAATAGTTCCGTTATCAAGATCTATATCCACCGCCACCCGCTGTCCAGCAGTTACTACCGTCAAACTGCCACTTTGCTCTACACCTCCCAACTGCGTCATTCCATCACCTGAAGAAGGCTTCATGAACCAGTTCCAGTAGCCACTAGCACTTGGATTGAAGGTACTGAGAGTGGGTGTTAGTCCAAGTCTATGATGACCACTACCACCAAGAGTTGTCATAACAAATTCTATGTGCCATTTCCCAGTAAGTATAGGTGTTGTAGTAAGCGGTATAAAAACATCGCCACTGGCTATAGCTATTACTACTTTAGTATTCCCCTCACTCCAAGTCACTTCAGAAGCATAACCACCAGGAGCGGTGTAAATAGAAGACCCTGTACTATAATTCCCAATCGTCGTGCCGCTATCGGTGGGACTGTCGAGGGTTTGGTTTGATGCAGACATACTAGTTGTTGTAAAGTCGTTATCATTACCAGATACGTCGTTACCTAAATCGGAACTGTCTTCAAAATCCAACCAGAAACCATTTGTACCAAATGTTAAATCTGTAGGATTAACTGGTATCCAAACTCCATCCGAATTAAATTCCCCAAAATCACTAGGAGACGCTTCCACGCCATCAAGCATTACTGTCTCAGCCATGTACCCATCAAAAAAAGCATCTGTTAGTGTTGTATTTCCCGGTACTCCTTGAAGCACGGCACTAGAATTAATGTAACCATTAACATCGGCAACAGCTACATCAACTGTTGTGGCTGTCTGCACAATTCCATTTATATAAAACCTTACTCTGGTATTAGCCGCATCTTTCGTCACCATGTAATGTGACCAAGCAGTTGGATCTCGTTGAATTGCGGTACAATATATTTTACCTTTTTCTACACTCCCAACAGTTACATCCCACGCAAACCGTAAAGCAGAACTCACGGCTCTAAAAGAAAGACGTTCAAAATCATTCCCTGAAGTTCCGGCAATATAAAAATTACCTTCATTGGTGAAGTCCGATCCCAACTTCATCCACGTTGAAAAAGTAAACACCTTTAAATTATCTGCTGAACTCCCCGGCGTATAAGTCATAACGTCGTTAGTACCGTCATACCATACTGAGTTATCAATCGTATAGGCAGCAGCAACAGTAGTGCCGCTAAAGAAGCTGCTTGATCCAAAAGGTCCAGACATTTTAGGTCACATTCGCTAACGCTAACTGTGGAGTGCCGAGAGCTATCTTGTCAGCAGCCCAGCAGAAGTAGGGGATGACATCGATTGCCGATGCCGCTGTTGAGATCGTAAGACTGGCACCGGGAGCATAAAACTGAGTACCAATAGAAAGCGTTCTCGATCCCGATCCATCCTGCTCGAAGATGATCACCCCCGATTGCCCGATGCTTTCCGTCGTTGGGTTAGACAGCGTCACGTTGCCGGTGGCCGTCAAATAGAAGTTCTGGTAGGTATCGAAGTCGAGTGTCGTAGCGCCTGTAGTGGTGGCATCAACAAACACACTTGCATAAGCGCTATTGGCAAAGGCCACCTTACCACTGGATACGATGCGCATGACTTCGGCGGCAGTGGCTCCCCCTTTCATGGTTTTAAAGACCATGTCGAAGTCTTCTGCCGTAGACGTTACGTCGGTCGTCAGCGACTGAATGACGCCCCCCGTCTCGTTATTACCAGCACCAGTCTCGGTGATGAAATCCATGCCCACACCGATACCGGCAGCGGGCGATCCACTACTGGTGCGTGTCAAGGTGAGGGGATTGAGGACGGTAGTGGTGCCAGAATCCTCTTTACTCAAAACAGCCCCGGCGCTTCCCGTGATGCCACTGGTAACGGCAAGGGTAGAACTCAATGTCGTCGCTGCCGTGACGCCCAGCGTCGAGCTAAGAGTTGCCCCACTGGTAACAGCCAGCGTACTCCCTAGGGTAGCTGCCCCGTCAATGGCAGCCGCTCCGGTGCATTCAAGAGTGGCTATCTGAAGATCGGCCAAGGCATCCAAAACCGCAGCCCCAGCACCTGCACCGTCGCAGTATACGGCTACATTCTTGCCATTCTGGATAGTGACGTTGGCTCCAGCCCCCTGAGATACGTCTATGGTGCGGCTGGCAGAGAGGGCGTTCTCCATAATAAACCACGCCGTCGTCGTATTGGGTTCGATGGTGACAGTGCAATTTCCTCCAATATCCCCCGAATCCGCGAACTTGAGAACACGAAACATCCCAGCTTGAACATTGGATGTACCGCTGCCCGGCGAAGCCTCGCGCACAGTAAGAGTGTGGGATGTGCTGGACACCGTCACTGGAGAATACGCAGCGATCCGATCTATGATGTCCCAGTTGTAATTGGAGGTGGTTCCCCAAGTGCCAGCTTGGTCGCCACTCCCCATTTCCTCAATGCCTAAGTTGGTCGTGTATGAACTTGCCATTTTTACCTCACGCTGCTCTGCTTCCTATTTCAATCCAGTCTGGTGTCTGACTGGGCACAATCGGCTCCCAAATCACCGGGTAATTAAGAGTGTGGGTTGCCTCGACCCCCGTCACGCTGAAGATAAATCCGGGGGCGGTAACCGTTCCTATAGCACCCGCAGCCTCCACACCCGTAGGCTGTACAACCACACCGCCGCCTTCAACCACCGTCTCACTGCCCGTCGCCCCCGCAGCCGACACCCCGGTAACCGCAATGTCGGTTCCCCCAGCCACGGTAGAGCTACCAATAGCGGCAGAGATCTCTTCACCAGTAGCCGTAACAAGAACATCCCCACTAACGCTTTCAGTGCCGGTAGCGAACGCTCCTTCGACGCCGCTCTCGACAATGGTAACGCCGGTTCCTTCACCTACCGTATAGGTGCCAAACGAATACTGAGCCTGAACACCTGTCGCAGTAACCGTAACCCCCGCACCCTCGACAACGGTCGTCGTGCCGATACCCGAAGCAAAGGTAAGAGTAGCCAGACCGCCTGTGTTCCACGCCCCCTCGTTCCAGCCGGATCTTCCCCAGCCGGTTCCAAAGATAATGGTGACGGCAGCCATGACTTTACGCTAGACGAATGATGGCGTTGTTCGCGTCGTTGGCGGGATACTGGATGGTGAAGTCACCCGCTGAAGACGACTTGTCTCCGCCAAAGTCGAGCACAGCTACCGATGGATCGGCGTCATGGGTGACATCTCCGCCAGTCCCAGCGGTGCTGAGAGTGGAGTTGTAGATCACGGCACATCGGGCATTTGAGATAGTGGACGAAGCCCACGTCGTATCAGCGAAGTCGAGAAACGCCGTGGGTACGGAACTGCTGTTGTCAGACAGCCCAAGAGTAACGCTTCCAAGCGCCTCCCCGCCAGCCGAATAGGCTGTTCCTGTAACCTCGTTGGTCGCCGTATACCCGGTCAGGTCTTCATTCGCATCGGTCTTGCTCGACGTGAACATTGCGATCTTGAAAGTGTCAGCCGCAATCACACTGGCCCCGGTGCGGGAATGGGACATCCAAAAGTGGATGCCAGCCGTTATCTGTTCCTTATAGGAACCACACATCGCTTGGTTAATTGCCATCTAAAGTCTCCTTATGATCTCTGCTTCCTCGTGGAACCCTTCCTTCTTCAGAACATTCCACAGCGTGGTACGGTCACTAGCGATAGCTCTCTTCATGTACTCCGTAATGACCGCCTTGACCTTCTCACGGAAGGCGAGAGCCTGCTCACGCACATGAGGCGGTGCATCCTGCGAAATAAAACAAATCTTATTGACAGCCATCTCGGCTATCTCTTCGGGGGAGTGTCCTCGATCAGTCGTCGTGAACACTTTAACCGCACCGATCTCCCCGGTGCCTACCGATCCTTCCATCAGGTCACCGCAATGCGAAGCTGACCTGACCGGAAGACATCCTTGCGATCCCTTCCCTCACCGAGGTTCTTAACCCTCGGCAAGGTCTCTTGATAGCGCGTCTGATAATAGGTCAACAACTCTGCATCGCCCTTCATAAAGATATAGGCTTCGATCAACGAAGCGTAGAGCAATGCGTCGTAAGCATTGGTGCCGAGCCACGTTGTAGTGTTGCTCGAAGAAAGTCCATCTGGCTTATAAACATAATGGAACTCCATCGTGTAATCGGCATCCGGTACAGGAGCAACCAAGAGATTGGTATCGTCAAAGATGGAATAATAAAGAGGCCGTCCCGTCTCTGTGGTGTCGGGGTAGGACTCCTGAAGAAAGTTCACGTCCTTGTTGAGGAGGAAGTAGTAGGTATTGGACGACACCACCGACAGCGAGAAGGGTGCCAGAAAATCGTTAGGCAGCGCCAGATACTTGTTCGCAGAGGTCAGCGTTCCCTGCGTGTTTTTCCTGAACACGGGCAACTGAACCTCGAACAGGATCCTCTGTTCGGCATTAGAAATGAACTGGTCTATCTGCGATACGAAGACCGTTTCGGTATTGTCCGTGTAATCTTTGATCGCCTGCACCAGTGTCGAGTAAGTAAGCGCCATCTCATCAACTCGTTGTAATCGTTACAGTGCCAATAGCGGAATTGATCTGCATCGTCTCCAGTCCCTGAGTCCCCAAGACCTCGGCACTGTTGCCATCCCCCACGGGATCCCACGCAAACAGCCCACGACCAGCAGTCCCTCCATTGGGACGGGGATCGAACAAAGCCTGAGGATCGACAATGGGAATAGCACCCACCCAGTTCTGTGGTTGATCGGGATCGAACACATCCTGACCCACCCTCAGCCCTGTACGCATTCCCCTCTGAACTTCATAAACCAGTTGGCTCAAGGGATAACGGAAGCCCGTCTTGTCACAATACCCATAAGCATACTTGCCGCGCGCATAGGGATAGCTCATGCCGAATAGTACTCAGCAAGTGGGATCAACCTAAAGGGAGCCTTGACCCTGTTCTCTTCGGCAGCCAATCTGAACTGTTCCTCGTATTCCTGCTTCAACATAGGCACCCGTGGTGCCGCTTCTGGCTTCTTGATGGCGATGTAATAAGCAAGACCTGCCACCATCGCAGGAAGGAAAAGAGCAGGGATGTCGTAATTATTTGAACCCTTGGTTCCCGTATCCGTCATTCGCCTGACGCGCCAGTAGACAAACTGGCAGTGGTGAAGGTTGAACTGGCGGGTGGGGTATATATAAATGGTGGGGGCTGTGCGCTGACGGTCAACCCAGTACTGGTTGGGACGCCCCTTCTCCAACTTGTCAGGGATAGTTGCGTAGGTAACGGGTGACACGCGCGAGATGGACGAGTCAATTTGAAGGGTGGCATTGGATGGGTCTGTCCTCACCACGGCCTCTATGATGTCAACGGTATCATCCGGCAGGCTATAGGACGCGGTTCCCTCCGTGAAAGCAAAG